GCTTTGGGTTTGGCTTACGAATTTCTGGTAGCTTTTCAACATGGTGTGACTGAACAGAAAAGCCAACACCTGTTCCACCTAATAGAAGGAACATACACTCTGCAAAAGCATCAGCATGGTCTATCGGCATGTAAGCACAGTTATAAACACGGTTTGGGGCAACCTCAATTGGTTTACCAGCAAACTGCATTGATCTCATTGAAGGCAAAACCTTCTTTGGTATGACAAAGTTTTCATACACTTGGGTAATTTCTTCTTTTAACTCTGGGTATTTCTTAATGTGCATGTCCCTGTTTCGTGTACAAAGTTCTACCCAATTCTCCCTTCGCTGCTGCTCTGGAAGATACTTCGCATATTTCATGTGTACTGTGATGTCTGATAAAATTTCTGACGCTATTTGCATTAATTGTTCTCCTTTTTAAATTTCTTGTAAATGTCTGCTAATCTCTGCTTTTGATTCTTCGCGGCATCTTTGTTGATTTCTTGAATGGAATTACCATCCGGCTCTAAGACTTCCAACAAAACATTGGAAGTGTCCATTCTCATAGGGTAGACAAGTCCGTCTGGTCCATTTCTATTTTTAGCTACAAACATTCTCGCCGCATTGACATTCTTGTCTTCAATCGTCCGAGATAGTGTAAATATGAAGTCCGCAACAAAACATTTATTGAAAGCTTCAGAAATACTCTCCATTGTAATAACTTCAGCATTCAACCCTCCACGATTTGTCTGTGAAGCGGTCCAAATAGGGCATTGAAACTCTTGCGACAATCCCCTCAAATTTTCGTAAATTGATTCAAGCTCAATTCTTTTTTCTTTGTAGTTGCCTGTTGGCTTCAACAAATCAGCATAATCTACGATAATCATTCCAACTTCCACTCCACGATTCTGTAATTTACTCAAATGGTTTCGTAGAGTTGTAACTGATGCTGACTTTGTTGGATACTCTTTTACAATTACATTGCCTTTCACTTCTTTGACTTCATCATAAATGTCGTCCTTTCGATGGTAAAGATCTTTTAGGTGAATGCCGGTCATACACGAATCATAACGAGAAGCTACAACTGTGTCTCCCAACTCTAGTGTAAAGTGAACTACTGTCTTACCGTTGATAAGACCTTGAGTCCCCAAGTGAACCAAAGCCATTGATTTACCTGCTCCTGTTGGAGCAATAACAACACCAAGCTCGCCTTGACCCAAACCACCTTTACTAATCTTATCAATAAGGTCCCAGCCTGTTGTAACTGGATTTCTGTGCTTGAGAACAAATCGTTTCTCAAAATCTAGCTTGTAATCGTAGCCATAGGAGTTGTCCGAGCCAAGCTTTAGAGCTTCGTTGATAAGAACTGAGATCTCGTCAAATGAAGCCTTCTGTAACAAGTTGGCTGATTTCATTAAAGCCTCCTTGAGCTTCTGCTTACGGCAGAAGTCCAAAGAAGTGTGCTTAACATACTCTTCATCCTCAACGGACGGATTAGCATGAATTCTAGCAAAAAACTCTCTAACTTGCTTGGTTAGGACTTGATTGCTTTCGTCCAGTTCTGTTCTTAGAATCGTTGCGATAGCCTGTGAAGATGGATGAGTTTGGTACTTCTCTTTGTAATCAAACAGTTTTTCAACGAACTGTTGTAGGTATTTTTGTTCCAAAAACTCAACCTTAAAAACTTCACCGACCTGATCGCAAAAGGCTCTATCCTCAAACATAATCTGGACTAGGTTTTCCTGAAAGTGTTTTCCAAATTTTGAAAAATCTTTATTTAGCATTAGCAATCCTTATGCGGTTCATTGATGTGTAGAGATCGTCCCAGTTTAATTCAGCAAAGCCGTCCTTCATCATCATCTTGATAAACTCTGTTCTTGCGAACTCTAATGGGTAGTTCTCTACCGACTCTTTGATAACTCTACTATTTTGTGGTGATAAATTAATCGTTGATAGATTCATTACCTGATAGTTTTGCTCAATGAGAGACTGGCTCTCAGTTATCTTATCCCAGAATCGGTCCTCCACTATAGCAGAGTTAAACACATCTTTCAAGAGGCAATCTTCTTGCTCAAGCAAAAAGGGCATTCTTTTCGCCACAGTCTTGAGACCTACACCTTTTACACCGGGTAGGTTATCACTCTTATCTCCAACAATGGCTCTCGCAAGTGCGAAGTTTGATGGGTGAATCTTGTACTCTTCAATAATGTTGTTCTTGTTTAAAATCTGCTTTTGTGTTGGACGATAAAGAAGTGTAGAGTCATCTAAGAGTTGGAAGTAGTCTTTATCACTTGAGACAATAACTTTTTCCTTACCCTTAAAACGAGCCACCAAAGCTCCAATAATGTCGTCCGCTTCTGAGTAGTCAATGTTGATCTGGCAAACTGGTAGCTGGTTGAAGTATTCAGCCAAGCGAATCATCTGCCAAATTTTATTTTGGGCTTCCTGTTGTTCTGTTAGGTTCTTAACAGCCCTGTTTAATCTAATAGGCTTTCGCCCTTCCTTGTAACCTTTGTTAATCTTTCGTCGCTTTGATGATCCTTCACGACCATCCCAGCAAATGTAAACCTGTGTAGGTTTGATTTCTCTACATAATTTTTGTAGAATCTTTAGTGATCCTTTGATTCCTCCAATCGGCTGACCGTTAGAAGACAATGAAGGATCCACAATGTAAGCTCTGTAGTACATGTTTAACATGTCTACAATCATAATTCGTTCCATAAAATAACCCCTGCTAGAAACCATATTCTAGCAGGGGTGGAGGTTGAAGTCAAGGATTAAATCTTGGCTTGACTTCGGCAGGGTTCTGTTTTTTACTTTTCCTCTTTCTCTTCATAGAAGTCGGACGAGTTGCCAATCCTTTTATCAAATTTCATAACAACTTCTTCTTCCAAAAGTTCTGTAACCCTATCATAGAACTTTTGATCTTCTAGCTTTTTCATCCACTGCTTGCCTTGGAACTTATCTGTAGTTCCATCTTCGTAGTGAAGAGTAAACCAAGCACCAGCATTCGTTAGCTTCTCTGATGACTTAACTGCCTCAAACCAGCTTTCCTTATCCATAATCTTTACTTCGTCACCAGCCCACAGAATCTTGAAGTTACACTGTCTTCCTTGAGTTCCAAAGCGGGACTTCTCAATCTTTGCTTTTACTTCTGTACCAATTCTGAATCCCTTATCATCAAAGATAAAAGATGACTTACCCTTGCGAGCAGTTAGCCAGATGCGAAGCGAGTAAGAGTAAGCTAGTGCCTTACCACCGGGAGTAAAGTAAGGTGTAGTAAGAGCTTCTGCTGTGTTTCTAGTAATGTTAGTCTTCAACTGATTTAGAATTAGTAGAGTTGACTTTGTGTTTGCTATCGGCTGAATCAGTTTCGCCATTCCTTTTGATAGAATACGAGGCTTTACAGCCATTGTTGATAGCGGGTTAAAGTCTGACTCAATGTCTGAGACTGATGGTGTTAGAGCCATAGAATCCCAAATGAATAGCATTTGACTATCATTATTCGCAAGTAGACTCTCAATTGTTTCTAGCACAAACTCTACTGAACTTGCTTGAACATAAAGTAGTTTCTCGATGTCGCAGCCAGCATTAGCCAAAAACTCTGGGTCAATAGAGTTTTCTGAATCAAAATAGATAACATCAATGCCCATTCGTTGAGCATTACCAGCAATTTGTGCTGCCATGTAAGACTTACCAGTTGCTTCCAAACCAGCAATCTCACTTACCTTTCCTACAGGGATACCACCCCAATCTCCTCGTTTGATAATCCCATCAAGCCACTTACACCCCGTAGGGATAAACTGGTTTACTTCTGTTGGGTTGTCCTCCGATAGAGAGAAGGCAACATTAGTTCCTGCTTTTTTATTAATTAATTTTTTCATGTCGGCTAAGTTTAACCGACCAGTTGCTGCTTTTGCCATTTTTTCTCCATAATAACGGAGGGGGAGCTTTCGCTCCCCCTACCAAACAATTAACTAGCGAGTAGATCCTTGAAGGCATCATCTACGGATGAGCCACTGGACTTCTCTGTAACAACAACTCCATCGGAGCTATCACCATCCTCACCGAGTAGGAACTTATCTAGAATAGCTGAAACATCTTCCTTTGACTTAACCTCAAAGAGCTTATCAAAATCAGGCTCACTATCTAGGAACTCACTCATCTGGTCGGAATCACCGGACAATGCTGAAGTCTTACGACGAGCAGTGATGTTAGTTGATGGGAACATAGCACCTGGAGCCTTACCATAAGTTAGTACCAAGTCAGTTCCGTTATGTGGATCGGTGATGTCACCGTAATCTGGATTTAGGACTAGTTGTAGCAAGTTCTCGTAAACAGTCTTGCTGTAACCCCAAACCTTAACACCTTCAGCATCTTCACCACGAACTACTACTGGTGAGAAGAAGCGGCTTTTTGCTACAAGCTTACGAGCTAGCTGTCGCGACTCATCATCGCCATCGTTGTAAAGCTTTGAAACAAAATCGCAAACTGGACAATCATCGCCAAAGTTCTTCTTTGGACACAAGAAGCCAGCCTTCTCTCCTACATTGTAGTGAAAGTGAAAGTGTTTGAAGGGATCGCCATCCTTAGTTGGTAGAATGCGAACAACATTCTCGCCCTCTGATGGCTTCCAGAATCGAGCACCGCTACCATTACCGCCCTTGTTGTGTAGGTCGGCTAGCTTTTGGCGCATTTTTTTAAGATCAATACCCATTTAATCCTCCGTTTTATTTTGGGTCGTCTGAACGACATTTGTAAAAGCTTCTACATAAACATGATTATCAGACCATTCTGAATCAATAATTTTAAAAGAAGCTTGTTCATTATTTTCTTGTATTTGATTATTAATTTTTTC